TGCTGTGCTAGAAAGCCGCAGAAAAGTAACCAAGTACCTGTGCGGTATATATGTCAGTAGTAAATCTGGGCAATGGTGCCCCAAAAAAGAAGGCTGCAAAAAAGAAAGCCCCTGCTATGAAGTCCAAGGGGATGAACATGGGCGGTGCCATGAAGTCTAAAGGCATGAAGATGGGCGGCGCTGTAAAGTCTAAAGGCATGAAGATGGGCGGCGCTATGAAATCTAAGGGCATGAAAAATGGCGGCAAAGTGTCCAAAATGAAGTCTAAGGGCTATCGCCAAGGTGGGAAGGTAAGCAAATAGAAAATGGCTTACCTACAATCCAATATCCCGCACTTTAAGTGCTGGGTAAGAAAAGAGTTTACGCATAACCACGAGGCGTATCATGGTGAGTTTTTGCACGCCATGGCTGTAGCTGTAACTACAATGCCCTGTAGATGTCTGAGCTTTCAGATGATTTTTACGGGTATTGAAGCAGACGGCGAAGAAGAAGATACCGTGCATGGCGGGGCAATGTGGGCAAGAATGCCCATAACTGCCTTGGTTGCCGATGTTCCCTTAGAGGAATGGCCGGAGCCTATGGCGGTACACGACGCACAGCCTTGGGACTGCTCTTCTCACCACCACGCTATTTATGTTTTAGATCGTGCCACGCCATGCCCTTGGATGGCAAAAATTGGCGGAGAAATGTATCCCGCCAAGTACCTTTTCACAGTAGACTACACTGAGAGTGAAATTGCGGATGACCCAGCACAGCACAAGCAAAGTCATGTGCTTCAACTTTTAGATGCGGGGGAGTGGACAGGTAACATCGTTGCATTACCAAACAACCGGGTTCGTGTAACGCACCCCGCGTGGTTTGAAACGGGTACAGGCGCTCCAGATTTTAAGCCTTCGGCTCACATACATTACTCGAAGTCTGATCTAGACTACGTTCTTGATGTGAACCGTGTATTCGATAACCTATACAATGACAACGAGTAACAGCAAAAATTTTGAGATTGATGTAGCTGAGTACATAGAAGAGGCTTTTGAGCGTTGTGGCTTAGAGGTCAGGACCGGGTACGACTTAAAAACAGCGAAACGATCTTTGAACCTGTTGTTTGCTGATTGGGCCAACAGAGGTCTTAATCAGTGGACTATTGCGCAAACGTCTATCACGGTTGCGTCAGGTATCAGTGAATATCCCGCAGGAACGCTAACTCTTTCGGTTGCTGCGTCCGGCAGTTTTTCCGTAGGAGAGACGATAACCGGAGGCACTAGCGGAGCAACTGCTTCCATAACCAGTAAGCCTTCCACCACTTCGTTTGCCACTACCATACCCGTAGGAACGTTTACTAACGGCGAAACGATCACGGGTGGAACAAGTTCGGCAACGACTACGGTAACCGCAGTCCAAGACCTAAACGATGTTCAATCCACCATCGACATATTGTCGGCTGTTGTGACACGAGATGGCACTGATTTTGCGATAGATCGGTTAAGTAGGTCAGAGTTTTTAAACATTCCTACAAAGACGCAGACGGGCAGGCCCAATCAATTTTTCTTGGATCGGCAGATTACCCCTGTATTGAAAATTTGGCCGGTCCCCGAAAATAACACGGACATTGTGAAGTTTAACCGGTTAACGCGCATTGATGACGCCGACACGTTTACCAACACCGTGGACGTGCCTTTCCGGTTTTACCCGTGTTTGGCCGCAGGGTTAGCGTATTACTTGTCTATGAAGAAAAATCCTCAGATGATGGGGATGCTCAAATCGGTGTACGAAGAAGAAATGATTAGAGCCATGGAAGAGGATCGCGACAGAGCTTCTTTCAAGATAAGCCCTCCTGCCTATAGATACGGAGTGTAGTCATGGCATTTGCTTCTGGAAAAAACGCTTACGGTATTTCAGATCGCTCCGGTTTTCGTTACAAACTGAATCGAATGCGTAAAGAATGGAACGGCAGTCTGGTAGGTTTTGATGAATTCGAGCCAAAGCAGCCGCAGTTATTGCCGCTTCCTCGTGTGGACGATCCGCAAGCTTTAAAAAACCCTCGACCGGATAGAACAGAGCCGACTGTTGTTTCTGTAGGCGTCCCCGTGGTCGGCATTAACCCGTTTGTTCCCGTGCAGGCTTCGGGACAAATTGGTCAGGTTACGGTGGTGATAACATGAGTTTTACCTTAGCCACGCTAAAATCTACGGTTCAAGACTACTGTGAAACCTCGGAAACAACGTTTGTTGCGGACTTGCCTACGTTTATAAAAGAAGCGGAAGAGCGGATTTTAAAGAATGTAGAGATGCCGTTTTTTAGAAAAAACGTCACAGGAACGGCTACTTCGGGCATTCCATACCTTGCGATGCCCACGGATTTCCTTGCTTCGTATAGTTTAGCGTTACAAAAAGACAGCGAATATTTGTATTTGTTGCTGAAACAAGTGTCTTTTGTTCGATCCTATACCCCAAATCCGGCTACTACCGGAACACCCAAGTACTATTCTCTGTTTGATGAAGATACGTTCTTGTTGGGTCCCTCTCCGGATGAAGCTTATACGTTTGAACTTCACTACAAGTTTAGGCCCGAATCGTTGACGGCGGGCGCAGAAAGCGGCACTACGTGGCTTTCCGAAAATGCCCCGGACGCGCTTTTGTACGGAACTTTGGTAGAAGCCGCGACTTTTCTAAAAGTTCCGGAAGAGGTTGCTCAGTATGAGCAGCGTTTTTCTTTAGCAGTCGCCGCTTTGAAAGCATTAGGCGAAGGCTACGGTGCTCGTGACGAATACAGATATGACATAAGCTCGGGGGCGTAATGTCTTTTTTTAATTCATCGGAAGCTACTGTTGGCTCTGTTATCGTAGCCACTACTCAAGACAAAGGGCATGAACCCGAGTTTTGGGCAAAGACTGCATCAGATAGAATTGTTAGTGTTGGTGGAAACTGTCATCCTTTGATTGCGCAGCAAGCAGAGGCGTTTAAGCAGTCTGTGGAAACAACGGTGAGTTTTTATATCAAAGAAGCGATAAAAAGTGACAGAACCACACTTATCGCAGAATTAGAAAAACAAGGTCATGGCGACATGGCGAAGATAATCAGGAGTCTGTAATGGCGATATCAACTGCAATGTGTACTAGCTTCAAGAAAGAAATTCTGGAGGCGGTGCATAATTTCAAGAACTCTGGCGGCAGCACATTTAACCTTGCGCTGTACACAAGTTCCGCAAGTTTAGGTGCAGCAACCACTGCCTATACAACGTCAAACGAGGTTTCTGGTACGGGTTATACGGCAAAGGGTGCCTCTCTTACTCGTGTAGACCCCAGTACTTCTGGAACTACAGCACTAACCGATTTTGCAGACGTAACGTTTAGTTCTAGCACTATCACGGCACGAGGCGCGATGATATTCAATGATTCTGCATCCGGCGATCCCTCTGTATGTATTTTAGATTTTGGCGGGGACAAATCTTCCAGTTCGGGAGATTTTACTGTCCAATTCCCTACAGCAGACGCATCAAATGCGATTATTAGAATCGCATAGAAAATGGCTAGTGTTGCCGGTTGGGGTAGACAGACTTGGGGTTCAGGCCCGTGGGGTCAAGCAGCACCTGTTGAAGTTACGGGTGTGGCAGGAACTGGCGCGGTGGGTACGGTTTCGATCTCTATCGATGGAGAGCCGTCGATCAGTGGCGTTGTTGGCACAACTCAAGTCGGGTCGCTTTCCGTCGTTGAAGGGTCGGGTGTCGATGTATCTGTTACAGGTGTCTCGGGCACAGGCGCAACTCAAGCAGTTACTGTTACAGGCATCGCGAATGTTAGTGTTACTGGTGTTGCTGGCACTGGAAGCGTTGGTTCGGTTTCGATCCTTACAGTTACATTTGTGGACGTTACTGGTGTCTCGGGCACAGGCTCTACGGGAACGGTTACGGTCAGTGCCGATGCAGGCGTATCTCTCACGGGTGTTTCGGGCACGGGGTTAGCTTCTAACGTTAATGTTTGGGGCTTGGTAGACACAAGTCAAACACCAGATTGGCAAGAAATAGCCTAATGGTTCAGAAAGTAAAAAAGGTTATTAAGGGTTCAGAAAAGCCCAAGACTAAAAGTCGGAGAAGATAAATGGCAACCTATGTTAACGATTTACGGCTCAAAGAGATTTCCACTGGTGACGAATCAGGTACGTGGGGCACCAGTACGAATACCAATTTAGAGCTAATTGCAGAGGCTTTTTCCTTTGGGACGGAAGCTATTACGACGAATGCTGATACTCACACTACCACTATTGCTGATGGTTCTACTGATCCGGGCCGCAGTCTCTTCCTCAAATATACTGGCACTCTTGATTCAGCTTGCACCATCACTATAGGGCCGAACACGGTCAGCAAGTTGTGGTTCATTGAGAACGCAACCTCTGGATCACAGAGCATTATCATCAGCCAAGGCTCTGGTGCGAATGTCACAATCCCCACTGGTCAGACCAAAGCAGTCTATTCAGATGGGGCTGGGTCAGGCGCAGCAATCGTTGACGCTCTTGTAGACCTTGACCTGACAGGTACGACAACGGTTGCGGCACTGACTGCCTCTGGAAATGTTTCAGTGGCTGGGGGATCAACCAACGGCGTTGTTATTAGTCAGGGCGACATCGCGCTCAAGAATGGCGGTACGCAGTCTACAATCAAGTTCTACTGTGAAAGTTCTAATGCTCACTATGCTCAGATTCAAGCGCCTGCACACAGTGCGTTTAGTGGCAACGTAACCCTGACGTTACCTGCCGCCACAGACACATTGGTTGGTATTGCGGGTACGCAAACGCTTACGAATAAGACGCTTACAACGCCCGTGTTAAACTCTCCCGACATAACAGGAGATACCGCTGCTGGAGATGCTGCTGCGCTTGGGTATACGAGTGCAGAAGGCATCATTGTCACGGGGCAAGGCTCAACGTCAGATGTCACGTTAAAGAACGACGCCGATGGGACTGTGCTCACGATCCCTACAGGCACCACCAATGTCGATATTGTTGGTGATCTTACTGCTGGCACGTTGAACGCTGATGGCGATACATCCGCTGGAGATAACGCTGCGATAGGCTATACAGCAGCAGAGGGCTTGATCCTCACGGGTCAAGGCAGCACAAACGATGTCACGATCAAAAACGATGCTGACGCTGACGTAATCGAAATCCCAACGGGGACAACAAACGTAGCGATAGCGGGTGCCCTTGATGTCGGCGGAGCAAAAGCTAAGGTC